TTTGTAATCCAAGTGCGGAAGGTAGTTTCTTCAGCAGTAAGACACAACACATAGTTAGGTCCTCGACGTAAAATCTTTCCTACTTGTCCGTTCTCAGTAAGAATCCACTCACCTTTTTTATAGACTTCATTCTTATAGAACTTATCTTTGGTGATATTTGCTTCCGCAACCTTAGTTTTCTTCGCAAAGTCCGAGAAAGATTTCATTAATATATGTGTACATATCAAGTTTATTTATACGGGTTTACATGTTATCGTGTATTTCTATCATCAACTCTCTGCATTGCTTGTCTGGAAGTGCGGAAGGAATACCTTTCCTAAACGTTGTGAAGTCACCTACCTTAGCTGCTCTCCGCATTTTTGTTCCAGAAATAGCAAAGGTATCACCATCAGCATCACGTTCTCCAGATGATATAATATCCATCTTACGGAAAGAATAGTCTTTATGATTGTACTTCTTAACCCACTGCATAGCTTTTACTCTATCAGATCCAACAAGAAAGTATGCTTCATGGTATCCATCTTGCATAATATGTTGGAAGACTGCAGTTGGATCTCTAGGTCCACTAAAAATTTTTCCTCTATGCTCAGGAAACATCTTAATCATATACTTTAATTTTGTATCAGGATCTAGTGGGTTAGTTCCTTTCTTATCTACAGTCTGAGAAATGTATATGCGATAGTCATGACCTTTAGCTGCTTTCTTTACAGCCATAAAGTTCTCCTTATGTCCTATTGTAGGGGGTTGGAATCTACCAAACGTAAAATAACAGACCCTAGATTCTAATTCTATCGCCATTGCTTTGCGAGTGTGAAGTTGTTATATGAAAACTCAATACGGTTAACAAACTTGATCATGTCTCCATCTTTATGTAGAACATAACCTTCGTGACCCGTGATCTTATACCCTTTATCAGTCATAACATATGTCTGAATAGTTTTTTCTAGTTCATCTAGTTTACCTATCACCATTGTCTTCAATGCTTGTAGTTCTTTATATAATTTGAGTACACCTTTGAACTTATCAGCATTTTCTACCGCATAGTTTTGACTTGCATAGATTAAATTCTTTTTCTGTACCTGTGTTTTAGGGGATAATTTACTAGCAGCAGCATTTACTTTACCATCATAGAAGTTAATCATATCTGCTAATGTTTTCTCAGGATTGCTAATGGTCTGAGCTTTTTTTATCTGATCATTGAAAAACTGTTTCATGTATGATGCTATATGCCATTTAGCATCACCTTTTGTACCCTTAAGACCAAGGAGTTCATCTAAGAAATCTCCAGAAAACCCACACATTCTTTCTATCTCTGCTACATGTCTATCAAATTGAGTAAACTCAGCTGTAGAAAAGTTAACTTGATTCATAGGAGTGGTATTCTTGATGTTTAATACATCAGAAGTACTCCCGATCATACTATCTGGTACACCACCTTGAGCTTGCATTGATTCAAGATCATCACCTGAGTAATGAGTATGAAATACCACACCAATTTTTGATGCTCTACATTGTTCACCTAAAGGATGATCTACTGGTATGGCATAGGTAATAGTATTAGGTCTGAATGTGTACAGTTTTTGTCCATTAATTTCTTCCTCCACTACATCGTCAGTATAAAGAAGATCTCCTTGTATTACACCATTAATATCTAATTTTTTAAACTCCCTCAAAGCAACTTTTAACTTGTCTCTGAGGTCAGGTATGGTGGAATAATATGAATCTACATTCTCATCAAAATAACAGAGTTTAGGTTCTGTTTTATTGAACACTGATTTAGTACCCACAAAAAATCTACCTGTAAGGGGGTGCTTACCACATACAACTGATGGTGCTCCATCCCATTTGGTTTGCATTAAAGAACCAGAAGCTTTCTTACCAATCATCTTCCTTAGTTCTTTTAGAAAAGACACAGCAGCATGACAACCCTCAACTCCATAGTTGAGCATCTCATCTTCTAGATGTTCTAGATGTTTTAGTTGTGTTATATTAGCCATTATCTTTTAAAATAATCTCCGTTGCTGTGTGTAGGATAAATTTCACCACCAGATTTAGATCTAATATTAAATTTAAAATCATACTCTTTAGTTTGAAAATTAATATCAATTCTTTTACCTGCTCCACCTGCTCCACCATAATCAATACCAATAGTATCACTTGTTAATGTACTAGCACTTTTCATATATGACTTAGTGACTTCATATACATGTAGATCTGTTCCAGTATAATGCACCATCCAATACCCATATCCTACTCCACTAGCACATAGATCTTCAAGATCTTTTTTTGCCTGTCCTTCTATTTGATGTGAAGTTCTATGGTCTGCTACTGTGGGTGTCTTACTTTCTTTATCATACTTAGAGAATACATCTAAGAATTTTCCATGATCTATATTAAACATATCCAAATACCTTTGTCCTTCTTCTGGAATCTCACCAGATTCTAGTTTTGTTTTGGGAAATAATCTCAACCCCTCTGCATTTTCACTTTTAGGACCTCTAACACCAATGTTAAAGAATGAAAGAGTATCTCCAAATTTAACTGACAAATATATTGGTTCATTACCTCCACCCTTGCCTGGTTTACCAATCTTTAAAGTGATATCTGTTAGAGTTGATCCAATATCTTTTTTGTCTTTACCACCTGCTGAGATATAAAATGCACCACTTCCTCTTTGTTGAATAGGTCGAGGTGAGTTCTTACCACCCACATGTTCTGCAGATTTAAAACATTTACCTGCTCTCGATTTACATATTGCTTTTAATATTTTTTCTACATGGTTAGGATAAGGTCCTCCTTTATCAGCATAAGCATGGAAACTTTTTGCAAGATCCTGTTCATACTTCTCACCCATATTAACTTTCTTTCCACCTGCCCCTCTACCACCAAAGTGGTCAGTCTTTTTTAAATCTTTAAATACCCAATCATATGTAAAGTTACTATCCCAATCTTTCATAGATCCCCAGAGTTCTATCTGTGCCTTACCCCTTAGACCACCTGAGTTTGCTAATGTATCCAAGTCTGTCAGTAGAGCATTAGCCCACTTATCCGCTTTAAGTTGATCTTTAGTATACTTCTGTTCAGTACCATCCTTAAAATAGATAGTAACTTCAAAAATTTCTAGGAACCCATTGTCATCTTCGAGCTCAAAAATACCCCCATCCACAATCCTTTTTACAAAGGTTTCTGGACGGTTATCATATCTCTTTCCTTGACGATAAAAATCTGATAGGTTCATAGAACTATTTAGAACTGCTTCCAGTATCTAGGGGGTAGCATACCTGATTCTGTATCGGTTCTATGCTTTAGAGTTAGAACGATGTCACCAGCGAGACTAATTCTTCTATGTTCTCTGGGTTCTGGAGAAGTATAATGTTCAAGAGAACCAGGAAACATAACAAGATGCTCAGGTTGTGGTGTGATAGCATACCCATCACCATTGTTATATCTATTTTCTTTAATAAGTTTAAACGCATCTCCGAACCACTCGTTAGGATTTCTTTTTGTTAAAATTATGGGATCGCCAGGTGTTTGTATGTAGTACACCCATGATATGTGTGAGCAAGAATGATAATGAATAGGAAAGTGTTGACCAGGATCACATATAGTAAACCATGTCTTTGCAAAGTTAATTTCAAATGTACTTTTATCTATTGCAAAGTGGTCTATGTACTCCCTAACACATCCTTTCACAGCTCTAAAAAAATGGTCTAGTCTCTTGTCTTGATGAACAAGAACTTTACCATTCAATTCCCCTGTAATTCTACCTGATGTGTTATCAAACTTGGCATCCTCAAAACTTTTATAAAGCGAGGGTAAGAAACCACCTAGTTTCTTTTCATATATGATAGTGGGGAATGCTTGATGAAATTTAGAGGTCGTCTGCTGCACGGTTTTCTGAATCAGAGATGTCAAACTTACCGCCAGGATATCTTTTCTCTAGTTTTTTGACATTTCTTTTTATGACTTCATCAAAAGATATGTCTAATGCTATGCAAGCGTTTGCTACGTACCACATAACATCACCCAACTCAATAATAAGATGTTCTCTATTATCGTCGTTCCAAGGCTTACCTTGGAAGACCATCTTTTTAACGATCTCCAAAAACTCACCAGACTCA